AGATTTTCGGGGAACAGTAAAACCCTGGGTCCGTTTTGGATTCTATAGAACGTGAGATCTAATGATCTAACATTTCTGTCTTGTCAAAGGTTTAGCAAACGAGACGAGATAACTATTTGTCGTAAGGTAAATCTCCTTAGGGAGTCGGCAAATTGGTGAATAGGAAACGTTAGGTATCTTTTTACTCGGCAAGCGCAAGCGAGCCCGCGAGTTGTTTCATTGGGATTGGAACATACTTCACGATATGGGGGCATGAGGAGTGACTTAGTCGCTCGGGTGCTAAAAGGGTCCGTGAGTACCCCCCAAACTCTATTTCAAAGCTACTGAAAACAATGCAGACCAATTGGTCATGCAGGCTGAAGAGCCAATACTCGCCAACGCCGGTCTTCCGGTTCGACAACCTATCCCAATTGTCGTAGGGCCTCGCCGCCAACCTCACCGTGTAAGGTATCATCGCGTAGATGCACCTAAAGCGGAAGTTGAACAAGTTCTAGTTGAACAAGTGCTCGAAGAGTATAATGAGCACGCCGACAACATCTCTGAATCGGATCTACTTTCGATAGATTCTGCTGAAGAGGTGTTGAACGAAGTGGTTGAAAACCAGGCAACTGACGATCTACAGATCCATGCTGCTAATCTTAAACGTAGAAAGTTAGAGAGTGATCTCGAATTTGCTATGAAAGATTATAATCGTGGAAAAGGTTTTGAGTATGATCGCAAGCCTGAAATAATTCCAGAGAAAGTTATTAGTGCATTTGAAGTGCCTATCAGAAAATTTCAAATGAAGACTTTCTTTAAAGGCTGTGGAGCAGCCATGTTGAGCACGTATATGAATTTCAAACAAACACATGTTAGCTTAAAAATATATTATTTGACGAATGTGTTTGAGAGTCTTTACGGCAATGCTATTCTCGTAGCAAAATTTTTACGAAGCCAATTCTACAGTTTAGTTAGGAGCAGGTGGTTTACTAAGACGATCGATAAGGTCTCATCTTTTGTAAGCGGAACTCCTATTTTAAATGCAAGTGTGGAACCGGTTTTGCGTCAGTCAACAGTGAAGGTTGAAGACATACGGGAAGTCGCTAGACTTACGCAACGAAAATTCTTTTGGAGATCCATGAAAGATTTCGTTTTTGGAAATGCGTTGTTCGAACAAAATACTCCAACTCCTAAAATTAGGATAGCCTTTACGTCGCTAGAGATTCCTATAAGTTTTGTAGTTAGAACCTGCTTGTGGTTGTCATTAGCCTACGCAGGATACACAATTTATAACTCTATGCCAAGGTCCTTTGAAATAAAGATCTTAGACTCTGTTGAAGAGGCCCCCAAAATCGACTTGAATGTTGTGGATGGGAGGACCGAAGACTTGTCTTTGATGAACATTAGACATTGGAATCCGAAATTAAGGAAAGTTCTACAAACTCAGAACGTTTTCCTCGCTCTAGATAATATATTTTCTAATGAAGAATATGATCGTGAGTATATGATCTCTTATGAATTGTTGACTCAAATTCTTTCTCCTACCAATATGGTTTTGTTCGCGAAGCATGAGGATGTTGTTAAGAAAATGTGTCATCAGGCTTCTCGTATGAATGCCGTCAATTTTGATCGTTATATGCACGTGATAGAAATGTATTACCCTAATACGGAGTGGGTTGCAAAATGTCGGCTACGCAACTTTGAGGAGTTGCAGTCCCCAGTAGTGCCGGGTTTTTAGAAAGCAGTAGGCGTTTGACCAAGAGAATGAAAGGTTACAGACATTCGGAGATGAAGATATCTAATAAAACTTGTAAGGAAACTATAAACGTGGTGATTAATTCTATGAATGACCCCGCCATGAGAAATGATGTTTCCGAAAGTTTAGGATTTTCTTTGTCCGGAGCTTCACCGTTAAAACCTGATCTCTGGGACATGGTCACAGCCGTCTACGGCACATTCAATCGCGTGGGAATGGAACCCCCTCCCATCCACGCAGATAAATTAAGAGGTTTGGAAAAGTTTGTGGATAACTTGCTACTTTCTAGGAAAGTACCAATTCTGCCTGCAGACTTTGATCTATCCACCGAATGGTGGCTGTCAGAAACTAAATACCCGGAATGGCGTAAAGCCGAGCTCAGAGAAGCTGAAAAGACGTATTTAGATTATCCCTCGAAAGAGGATTGGAAATTAAAAGGATTCCCTAAGGATGAATTTTATTTGGAAGCAAAATCCGAGAGAAATATTTTACCTCGTGGTGATGCCGCCAAGGTCTTTGAAGGACCTCCAATTAAGGCAGTTGAAATAGCAATCAAAGACTGTTTCCCAGAATTCATTAAGCCAATTCCAGTGGTTGATAGGCCAGGTTATATACTTGATAGATTGTATATACCTGGCGCGAAATATGCTGCTACAGATTACACTGCTTTTGAAAGCCATTTTGTTAAACAAATTATGTTGGCTGTAGAATTCAAGTTGTATAAGCATGTTTTGCAAAACCACCCGGAAGGTATGAGACGGTTAGTAGAAATTCAAAAACGTATGACTGGAAAGAATTATTGTAGATTCAAACACTTTAACCTGACGCTAGAGGCGACTAGAATGTCAGGAGAGATGTGCACCTCATTGGGAAATGGGTTTAGTAATTTAGTTTTCTTCCTATATGCTTGTCATGTGGAAGGAATTACGTGCACCGGTGTGATAGAAGGAGATGATGGACTGTTTGTTTGTTCACCAAAAATTCCCGACCAGAAAACGTTTATTGAAATGGGCTTGACAATCAAGCTAGAAGAACACACAAGCTTAGAAACAGCTAGTTTTTGTGGAATCATTTTTGACAAAATCGATAAAATTAACATCACAGACCCTATGGAAGTGCTGTTAACTTTTGGTTGGTCAAAACGGTATCATGTTGGTATGAATCGAATTAGACACTTGGAGCTTTTGCGGGCAAAGAGTTTGTCTTTTGCGTACCAATATCAAGGGTGCCCTATAATACAAGAATTAGCGCATGCTGGACTGCGGGTAACCAAGCATGTAGATTTGAGAAGATATCTAAATAATGATCGATCCCTAAACATGTGGGAAAGAGAACAACTTTTAGAAGCACTAGAGACTTCATCGGCAAATAATTATCAAAGTCTGAAAAGAGACATACCAATGAACACTAGAAACCTAATGATGGACAAGTTCGGAATAGAACCTTCGGATCAAATCGAAATAGAAAACTATCTGGCCGCTCTCGACACCATCCGAGAGTTGGACCATGTGACAATCCAGAAATATTACAAGCCTATATGGGAATATTTCGATGCCTTCTACACTCACTATGGAGAAGAGTCACTTTACCCCACCCTTAACGTACCACAGTATCACGGACAATTATATAAAGATTTTGGAGATCATATAGTGTTTACGACTCAAGCTGAAAACAGTGGTGTTAAACAATATGTTGTTAATTAGGACAACGTAACGCTTTAGGTTCTTCGAGCTGAGAGAAGAACAGGCGAAATTGGCGGAGCTGTAACCGCGTTTAGAACAAACGGAGTCATG